ATGAAAATTAGATTATGTTATAGAGTAGAAAAAGAAGCTGGATGGGGAGAAGATGAACATGGAAATCCAACAGAAGTTTATAGTTGTGTTAAGTTAGATTGTAAAACTTATAATATTCCAAAACAGGAATATAAAGAGTTAGTTGAAGCAGGAAAGAAATTAACGGCAGTAAGTTTTAATATAGATGAAGATTTAGTTACTCCAATTACATTAAATGAGTATTTAGATAATATGGAGGAAGAGCAATGAAAAGATATAGGGTTGAATCAAGAAGTGGGAAAAATCATTTTAGAGCAGATTGCACAGAGGAAGAATTAGAATATTGGAAAGCATTATGCAAATATGATTCTATAGAGAATAAAGGTAAATGTTATTATAGGGAGTTTCCAGTTAGTAAAAATAAAAAGATTTTTTATGCTAAAGATAATCCAAATATGACAGCAGAAGAATTAGAGTTAATTCGTAAAAAATTAGGATGATTTAATGAACAATTCAAAAAATAGAAGTTTGAATATATTATGAAGTAAATGGGGTGCGATTATTGAAAATTAAAGATTTAATAAAGAAACTAGAAGAGTTAGATGGTGAAAAAACTATAGGAATTATTGATTATGAAGAAGGTAAAGAAGAGTTAAATTTACTTGTTCTTAGAAATAACTACGCCAATGGCAAAAGTGATTATTTGATTGAGTAAAATAATTCGGATTCTAAAAATTAGAATTAAAGAATAATTCAAAAAAAAGAGAAAGATTATTTAGTTTTAGATGTTGCAAAGCATACAGAAACAGGTGAAGATTTAGTAATCTATAAAGCCTTATATGGGAGTAATAATGTTTATGCAAGACCTATAAAAATGTTTTTAAGTGAAGTAGATCATGAAAAATATCCAGATATTAAGCAAAAGTATAGAATAGAACTTGTAGAGGAATAACTTTGCACAAAATTTGCACTATGACGTTGTAGATTACAATAAATATATATAATATAATAAAACCATATTTCTGGTATGATTATTCCAAATATTTCTCTTACCCTTTATAATATTGAGTAAAAAGCATTTACCCTTAGACGGTAGGTGCTTTTTTATTTTATATGAAAGTTGGTGAGAACATGGAGAAAGAGTATTTAATATTAAAGTGTAAGAAGTGTAGAAAGACAACATTTGTATTATATAGAGAAGTAGATTTCAATGGATTCTTAGTGTGTTCTCATTGTAGCAGTAAAAGTGTAAAGGTAGTAGCGAGCACAGATGATGCAAGAGAGTGCATGGGACATGCAGTATATAAAAGAGAAAAAGGTGCTATGAAGCAAATAAGGTAATATCAGTATATACCAATAATGGTAGGTGCTTTTTTTATACATAAAAATATAAAAGGAGTTGTTGTAGTATGTTAAAAGTTCTATTAGAAAAGAATGTTAGAATGATATGGTCAAATAATGGAAATGAAGTTTGGTTTAGTGCAAATGATGTTGCTGGAGAGTTAGGGATAGCTAATATACGTGATACGTTGAGAAATATAGATAGTGAATATAAAAAAATATTCAAGAATTCTAATGTCGGAGAAACATACATTAGAAACTTTAAAGAGCAATTACCTAACAGAGGGGAAAACTTTGTATCTGAAGAAGCAGTTTACAATATGTCATTTAGAAGTAATAAACCAGAAGCTAAATTATTTACTAAGTGGGTAAGTACTGTATTAAAACAAATAAGAGTAAATGGTTATTATATAGCAAGTGAAAAAGATGAGCAGTGGATAGGAATAAGAACAGACAGTAAAAGAACTAGAAGAGAGTTTACTGATGAAGTTCAGGAGTTTGTTCATTATGCTATAAATCAAGGTAGTAATAAACCTAATATGTATTATATGCATTTTACAAAGTTAGTAAATGAAAAGCTAGGAATACCTAAAGGAACTAAAAGAGAAGATTTAGATCAAGGTATTTTAATGGATATAATGGCTTTGGAAAGAGTAATGTCAATGAAATTACCTAAGCTTATTAAAAAAGAAATGAATTATAAAGATATTTACAAAGAAATAAAGAAATTAATTGAAATAATATAGAGGTGTAACATGAAGAAGATAACAAAGAATGAAGCTAAGAGATTAAGAAAACAAGGTAAGGTAGTAAAGACTACTCATAATGGATATTATCTTATGAATGTATAAAGGTTAGGTGGTGTAATGAAATGGCAAGAGCTCCTAACGAAAAACTTAATAAGGCTCTTTCGTTATACCAAAAAGGTTATAAGCTAGTTGATATAGCTAAAGAGTTAGATATACCTCCAGGAACGGTTAGAAGGTGGAAGAAAACCTACAACTGGGATAGTGAACGTTCGGATAAGAAGGAAGTTAAAAGCGAACGTTCGAAAAAGAAAAAAGTTAATAAGAAAAGTAGCAAGGAAGAGCTTATTGCAGAAGAGGTTAAAGAGATATTACAAAACACTGAATTAACAGACAAGCAAAGGCTTTTTTGTATTTATTACAATAAATGTTTTAACGCAACTAAAGCTTATCAGAAAGCATATCAAGTTGATTATGATACAGCAAATGCTCATGGTTATAAATTGTTGTTAAATGTGGTAGTAAAAGATGAACTACAGAAGTTAAAACAAGCTAAACTAAATAGAGCTATGCTTAGTGAAGATGATATATTCCAAAAGTATATAGATATAGCCTTTGCAGATATAACAGACTTCTTAGAGTTTGGAAATGAAGAGGTTGATGGAGAGTTTGGACAATATACTAGAAGTTACGTGAATATTAAACATAGCTTTGAAGTAGATGGAACTCTTATCAGTGAAGTATCACAAGGTAAAGATGGAGTGAAGGTTAAGCTACAAGATAAAATGAGAGCATTACAATGGCTAAGTGATAGAATGGATTTATTACCAACTGCTACTAGAATTAAGTTGGATAATGAACAAAAGAAACTTGATAATATACTTAACAAAGGGGATAAAGATAATTCCGAAAAAGATGATGTATTAGCTAAAATGTTAGAAGGTTTAAGAAATGGACTTTAAGTATTCAAATAAACAGTTAGATTTTATGAATTGTATAATTAAAAATGAATTAGGGTTTATAAATATCCTAGAAGGTTCAGTTAGAAGTGGAAAAACATTTATAACTAACTTAGGTTGGACATTATTTATACTTAATTCTAAAAATAATGTTTTTCTAATGAGTGGAGAAAGTACAGATTCTTTATATAGAAATGTTATAAAGGATATGCTTTATATTTTAGGAGAAGATAGAGCTGCTTATCAAGATTCAGCTAAAGGCGGAGCGCAATTAGTAATAAAGTACATGGGGCAAACTAAGATATGTTATTGTAGAGGAGCATCTAAAGTTAGTGATGAAGGTAAAATAAGAGGGATAACCATTGGTGGTTGGTATGCAGATGAAGTAACTTTGCATCATAAGAGTTTTGTTAATCAAGCACTTGCTAGAATGAGTGCAGAGGGGGCAAAAGCAATATGGACAACTAACCCAGATAGTCCATTTCATTTTATTAAGACAGAATATATAGATGTTGCTAAAGAAAAGGGATATAAGCACTGGCATTTTTATTTAGATGATAATGATACCTTAAGTGATGAATATAAGAATAGTATTAAAAATGCTTATTCAGGTGTTTTTTATGATAGATTTATTAAAGGGTTATGGATTTTATCAGATGGAATTATCTATGATATGTTCGATAAGGAAACAATGATTGTTGAAACTATAGATAGAAAGTATATTGATAAGTATGTAGCTATTGACTATGGTACTTTAAATCCTACTACATTTGGAATGTATAGCAAAGATATAAAAAAACAATGGTATAAGGAAAAAGAGTATCATTATTCTGGAAGAGATTCTAAAAGGCAAAAAACTGATGAAGAGTTCGCAGATGATCTAGAAGAATTTGTTGATAATAACAAAGATATTCCTATAATAGTCGACCCTTCTGCAGCATCATTTATAACAACTTTAAGAAGAAGAGGTTTTAAAGTTAGGAAGGCTAACAATGATGTGCTTGATGGTATAAGAAATGTAAGTGCAATATTAAAGAATAAGATTATATTATTTAATGATTGTAATATAGAAACATTTAAAGAGTTTGAAACATACATTTGGGATGAAAAGGCTAGTTTAAAGGGTGATGATAAACCTATAAAGGAAAATGATCACCACCTTGATAATTTAAGATACTTTGTTAATACCATATTAATTAGCAATAGTAAGCCTTATGAAGAAGAAATATACAACAAAGGTAAAGGTGTTAAGAAAAATAATTACAATGCATATAAGAAAGGAGGAACAGTTTTCTAATGGATACAGTAAGAGAAACATTATTGCAACTTAGCAGTGAAGAAAAAGAAGAACGAAAAAAAGTAAGAGTTGATTATTATTACTATAAAGGAGCTTGCGAAGATAAGAAAAAAGCCATTCATGACAAGCCTAAGTTAGGTCAAAACTGGGAAAGTCAAGATAATTTAGATTATGAGCCAACTCAAGATATTAGAAATAAAGTAAAACCTCTTTTAAAGAAACAAGCTAGATGGATGTTTAGTAAAGAACCTGATATAACAATAGTACCTTTTGATACTAATCAAAAAGAATTAGCAGAAGAACTAAGAAGATTTATAGATAATATACTTAGAAAAAACCTGTTCTGGAAGAAAACTAGACAGGCTTTTTTAATGTCTACAATTAAGAAAAGGGTTATGCTAAGAGCATCAGTTAAGGTTGGTAATAGAGATGTTCCAGGTAATATTAATCTTAGATATGAAGATGTAGAAAATTTTTCTTATAAAGAAATTGATGGAGTATTAACAGAAGCTAGATTCTTTCAAGAGGATTTAAATAATTATTTATATGAAGATGATGAAAATAAGAAAACTTATTATATTCATAAATTCACATATAAAGTTATTGAAGAAAATACACCAGCTAAAGCAACGTATGTTATAGAAACATATAAGGGAGATAATTTATCAAAACCAATTAAAGAAGACTCTCAAGAAATTGGGTTTGAAGAGAATAAAATACCAGCATGGCTTATTAAAAATGGTGGAGAACTTGGAGAAGAGTTTGGAGAAACCGATCTACATGATTTAAAACCAAGTCAAGATAGATATAATAGAACAACTAGCGATGTAGCTGATGCTATTAAATTTGGGCTATTTGGTATAGAAAGCGGTGTAGATTTACATCCTGATGATGTCAATAAATTCAATGTATCTCCTGGAGCATTACATGTAGCGAGAACTAGTGATGAGGCTTTAGAAAAAGGAAAGCAAGGTAATATTCAGAGACAAGAGTTTTCGTTATCTAATATATCTAGTGTAGAAATGTATTTAGATAGAATAGAAAAGGATATGAATAATATCCTTGATATGCCTAGTTTAGATGATATGAATAATATACCGAGTGCTAAAGCTATGAGATATCTTTATAATGACCTTATTGCACGTTGTGAGGAGAAATGGAATGACTGGGGGCCGGTCTTAGAAGAAGTTATAAGATATATAATTGCTATAGCAGAAGAAGCTAAGTTACCTGGATTTAATCCTAAGTGGAAAGACTTAGATTTTAGTTTAATATTCAAACATAATTATCCTATTCCAGCAGATGAAGAGGAAAGAAAAGCTACAGCAATTGATGAAGTATTAGCTGATGTAAGAACTAGAAAATCTTATATAACTGAATTCTCTAGCGCTGAAGATGCAGAAAAAGAATTTAATGATATATTAGCTGAAAAATCATTATTAGAAGGTTCATCTATGGGCGAATTTAATGTTAATACAGATAAAAATACAGAAATTGGAGTAAATGTTCTAAATGAAGATGATGATAAAACTAGAGATCAGGATGAAGAATAATGAATAATTCAAATGCTTTATATAATAGTTTGCTTAAAGATGCAGTTAATGAAAAAAATAAATTAACTGCTAAAACTTTAAATAAAATCATTAAGATATACGAAAGTACAGCCGATGATTTACTTAAAAAGGCTAGTACATCAAGAGGATTTACTAGGGCTTGGACTAAAGATTATGAGAGATATATTAAATATAAGATTTTAGAACTAAATAATGAACTTGCTAAAGTATCTGATAGTTCTATAAGAACAAGTGCAGAGATTGCAGCTAGTGTTCAAGGTGATTTTTTAAGTTATATAAATAATAAATATACTCTAGACATAGATAAATCAATGCTAGAATTTGCTTATACGACAAATGAAAAGTTAATAGGACAAATTATACAAGGTGGATTCTATAAGGATAATAGAAGTTTATCTGACCGTATATGGGGCTATGGAAATCAAAATGGTAAAGATATTCAATATATTTTAACTAAAGGAATGGCAGAACAGAAAAGCTATTTAGACATTATAAAAGATTTAGAGAAGTTTCTTAAGTCTAATACTGATCCTGACTTCAAGAAAACTTATACTAAACTTTATAACAGAAAGGTTGATTATAATGCACAAAGACTTTTAAGAACAGCTATGAATCATATGTTTTATGTTCAAAATGTATCTAATGCTAAAAATAATCCTTATGCAGAGGCTATGCATTGGGAGTTATCAGCAGAACATGGAACTAGGCAAGTTGATAGGTTTGGCGAAGATGAATGTGATGATTATGCTAATAGTGATTATTATAATTTAGGTCAAGGTAATTTCCCACCAGATAAAGTTCCAGTTCCACATCCAAATTGCTTATGTATCCAAACAATAGTTATACCTAAGTCTTTAGATGAAATAGGTAGAGAGCTTGGGGAATGGATTAATGGTAAAGATATTAGTTATTTAGATGAATGGTTAAAGGTAGGTTAATTATGAAAGTTATATGTAATGATTGTAAAAAGGAATTTGCTATAAAGAAGAAAAATATTAAAACAGAGAAATTATTTAATACAGTAGAAAGAACGTATTTTTGTTGTCCTAAGTGTAATAAAAAGTATGTAATAAGCTATGTTGACAAAGAAATTAAGAAGAACAATAAAAGGTTTAAGAATCTAAAAGGTGAGTTCCTTAGAAAAGAGTTAACAGTAGAAGAATACGAGAAAGAACATAAGGAACTATTAGAAAGAAATAACTCTTTAAATGCTAGATATAAGGCTTTATATGGGAGATAATCAATGAGTTTTATAGAAAAATTGAAACAGATATTTAATACTAAGAATCATAAACATGAAATTATATATGAAAAAGGCTTTGGTTACAGATGCAAATGGTGTGATAAACCTAAATCACAATGTAATTAAAGTCTTTTATCATATCTAAAATTAAGGTGGGTGAAAGTATGGAATTAAAAGATACTATTGAAATGATGGTGAGTGTAGACTATAAAGAGAGATTTAAAGCAGAGTATTTACAATTAAAAATAAGAATGACTGGATTAAGTAATATGCTTAAGAAATATAAAGCGGGGACTTTAACATTTAAGCCATCTTGTAGTTATGATTTATTAAATGGTCAATTAAAATCAATGGAAATGTATGCTAAATATTTAGAAGAAAGAGCAGAAATAGAAAATATAGAATTGAGGGAGAAATAAGTAATGGCTAAGTACAGAAAGAAACCAGTAGAGATTGAAGCATTTAAATTTTATGTGGATAATATGCCAGATTGGTTTATAGATAAAGTAAGTGATAATACTGTTACATTGTGTAATTGCGATCATAAAAGATACTCCATAGATGAAGCATATTGTCTTATAGAAACTTTAGAGGGGACTCATAAATGTAATGGTGGAGATTATGTTATAAAAGGTGTAAAGGGAGAAATATATCCTTGTAAGCCTGATATTTTTGAAATGACATATGAAGTTGTTGAGTAAGTCTTAGTAAACTAAGGCTTTTTATTTTTGTTTTATATAACAAGGTTATACTAGACCCCACTTTAGTAATGCTAAGGTGTTTTTTTATTGCCTTTAATTACTATTCAGTAGGCGTTAAAGAATGGTTAGTAACTCTAAATTAACAAGAGCAACACTTGTAAAAAGCGTAGATAAGGAGGAATTTATTAAATGGATTTAAAAGAAATTTTAAAAGAAGCTGGATTAGATGATAAAGCTATTAAACAAGTTTTAACAACCATGAAAGCTGAAAAGATTTATACTACCTCAGAAGAAAATGCTGATATAAGGTTAAAGAAAAATAAGGAAAAGATTGAAAAGCTTGAAGGTGAATTAGATGATGCAGTTACTAAGATAGAAGGTTTTAAAGATCTAGAAAATGAAAAAGAAACATTATCTAAGGAAGTTGAAAATCTTAAAAAGGCTGCAACTGAAAAAGACTTCAATACTGCTTTAGAAAGTGCTTTAAAAGCAGCTAAAGTAAAAAATGAAAAGCTAGTAAAGGCATTACTAGATAATGAGAAACTTACTCTTAAAGAGGGAAAGTTAGAAGGTATCGAGGAGCAGCTAAAAGTCATTAAAGAAGAGAATGACTTCTTATTTGAAAAAATACCAGGAGGAGTACCAGACTTTTCAACTGGGGGTAAAAGTTCAGGTGGAAATCAGAAAGAAAAATCTATAGGGGAAAAGCTTGCAGAAGCAAAAAGCCAAACTGTAGAAATTAAATATTAAAAAGTGAGGTTGATAAAATGAATTATTCAAAAACAACAGTGATGGGTGAGCAAAAAAATATACTTGCTAACACTCATTACACAGCTATAAACAAAAAAGTAGCTAAATCAATAGCATCAAGCGGAGTTATTAAAGCAGGAACTGTTATTAATGCAGATGGAACTGTATTAGCTAATGGTTCGGCAGCAGAAGCAATAACAGAACCTGTATTAGGAATGGTGCTTTATGAAGTTAATGTATCCAATGAAGCTGGTAACAATATAGTTATTCCTGTATTAACTCATGGTACTATAGTTGAAAAAGTAGCAAAAGAATTAAGTGGTGGAGTTGATTATTCAGCTGATGTTAAAGCTAAGTTACCACAAATATTATTTGTTTAGGAGGAATTGAATATGAATATTTTTGACTTTATAAGTGCTAAAGAAATAGCATTATATATTAAAAATTTACCACAAGAAAGTACGCTAGATAAGCAGTTGTTCCCTGCGGACAAGCAATATGGAATGGAGATAGAATTAGCTAAAGGGGCTAAACAAAAACCAGTAGCATTAAGTATGTCTAGTTTTGATGTTAATGTTAGACCAAGAGTATTGAAAGCAGCAGTAGACATTGAAAAGAGAGATATGCCTTTCATGAAAGAGTCTATTCTTGTAAATGAAAAGGAAAGACAGAAGCTGATGTTAGCATTACAAGCTAATAATCAAAATATAGTAGATCAAATTTTATCAACTATTTATGAAAATTATAAGGTATTAGTTGATGGAGCAGAAGTTCAAATGAGAAGAATGAGAGCTCAATTAATTCAAAACGGGACTATTAGCATATCTTCTGATGCCGGAGATGTAATTGTAGATTACAATGTTCCAAGTAATCATAAAGAAACTATTGGAACTACATCAAAGAAATGGAATGCTGCTACTGCTGATATAGTAGGAGATATTATTAAATGGCAAAAAGTATTTACTAATGAAGGGTATGCGAAACCAACAGTATTAGTATTAACTGATACTTGCTTTGGATATGTATGCCAGAATACAGCTATAGTTAATGATATTAAAGGTATGAATACTAATTATATTGTAACTGAAAATGACATTAAAAATTATTTACAACAAAAATTTGGACTTACAGTTGCAGTTGTAAATGGAACATTTGTAAATGAAGCTGGAGAAACTGTTTCTTATTATGAAGATAATAAAGTTACATTAATTCCAAAAGGTACATTAGGAAAGACTGTTTATGGAACAACTCCAGAGGAAGCAGATGCAGTATTTGGAAGTGGTAAGTTAGATACACAAATAGTTAATACTGGAGTAGCTATTACTACTATGGCTAAAGAAGATCCAGTAAATGTTGAAACTAAAGTATCTCAATTAGGTATGCCAAGTTTCGAAAAAGCTGATGAGTGCTTCTTTGCAAAAGTATATTAATAATAGAGGGTTTAGGCCCTCTTATTAGTTAGGAGGGTAATATGATAAATAAATTAAAAATTCTTTTATTAGAGAACAAATATCCATTCTTTAGTGATGAAGAATTACAACTATTCTTAGATGAAAATGATAATGATGTTTATACTACTGCTTCAACATTATGCTATTTAAAAGCTGATGGAGACAATAAGGTTACTGTAGGTCCTATAACTATAGAAAGTGCTGGGGCTGAATTTTGGATTAACTTAGCTGAAAGATATTCTAAAAAATCAATTGAATTAGCTAATAAAAATAATTTAACTACATCTAGTAGTGGATATATTAATAGGCTAAAGAGGTGTTGATATGGCATTAAGTAAGGAATATCTCAGAGAAAAAGTAAAACAAGCTATAAAACAGATGCCAAGCGCAGGGTATGTAGTTAGGGAAGTATTAAATAATTATAATGAAAAGGCAGGGTATTGCATAGTTGGAAAGCTTGAAGGTGTATTTTATTCTAAAAGTACTACAAAAAATTTAGGTATAACAATAGATAATGCTGGAATTAATATAGAACAAGCTGATAAAAATTATTTAGTAGATTTTAATGATATTTCTAAGAACATTAGAACAACTGATTTTATTTTCATAGATAACAAATGTTATAAAATTATTGATCCAGGTGAGAATTTAGAAGTTTATTGTTTAATCCAATTAAATAAACATCATCTTATAAAGAATCAAGATACTATTATAGATAATGATGAAATATATCCATTAATGGAATTGCCATTGGATTTAGATTTAAAGGTGGTATGATTATGGGAATTAGATTAGATGCTACTGGATTATTTAAAGGCTTAGCAGAAATGGAATTAAAAGTTCAACAAGGAACACGCATATATGCTGAAACTGCTGGTATGAAAATGATTAATGATGCAAAAGCAAATGCTCCTTGGACTGATAGAACCGGTAACAGTAGACAAACTATGGATACTGAAGTTATTAGTAAAGGAAAGTCTATGGAAATTAGGTTAAGGGGAAATACACCTCATTTTAAATACTTAGAATTATGCCACGAAAAGCGTAATGCAATCTTATGGCCAACTATTCAAAAGTGGTCAGGGCAAGTTTTAAGTGGATGGGTTAAGGTGATTAGATGATAGTTAAATTATTTGAATATCTACAAGATAACAAAATAGATGTTTACTTTGTAGGACAGCACCAAGGAGAGTGTAAAAAGCCTTATGTTGTTTTAAAAGATGATGGAGTAAATAGTTCAAATGGTAGAGTAGGAAAGGGATATATAGATATCCTTTTTTTTATTCCTGAAAATAGATTTACAAAAATTAAAGATTTCAGAAAACAAATAGTTGATTTATTAAAAGAATTTAAATCAATTAGATATGCAGGCAATGAAACAGGAATAGTAACAGATAATGATAAGAAAGCATTAACTTTTTCAATTATGTATGAAAAATATATTAGATTAAATTAGGAGAGTGAAAAGAATGGCAATAGAAAAGTTAACAGAAAAACCTATAGTCAATATTGTTAGAGTTGAGATTGTAACAGAAGAGGATTCACCAAAAACTTATAGGTTTGATACTGCATCAGAAGCTACATATTCACCAGTAGTAAGTGAAGGGAGCGAAACTATACTTAGAGTAAAAAATTCTATATTAGCTACAAATAGAACTGAGGATATACAGTATGGCTCAGATATAAATTTAACTCAGGTAGTTATGGTGCCAGAAGTATTAGCTATTGTAGATGGAGGAAAACTTGTAACAACTGGTGAAGCAGAATCATTAAAGGTAACAGGATATAATCCACCAGCTGTAGGATCTGTAGTTAATAGAGTTAAGTTTACTACAAAAATTTATACAGAGGAAAAAGATGGAGATGGTGAAACATTAGGATATCAATGTTTTGCATTTAAAGGGTGTAAAGGAAAGCCAGTATCATTTACGTTTAAAGATGGTGAATTTATGGCACCTGCTTATACAATCTCAAGTAGAGTTAAAAAAGGTATAGCCCCTTATAATTTAGAGTTTTTAGAAGAATTACCGGTTTAATAGGAGGAATAAAGTATGGCAGTTACAAGTATAGAGGATTTAAAAAAAATAGCAGAAGGACAAGAAGTAGAGTTAATAGGATGGGGAGAGGAACCATTTGTATGTAAATTAAAAAGACCTAGTATGTTAGGTTTAGTTGCAAATGGAGACATACCTAATCCATTACTAAATGCAGCTTATATATTATTTAATGGTGCTAAGACTACCAAAGATGTAATTAATATGAAAGAACAAAAAGAGTTGCTTACTATAATGGCTAAAACTGCTATGGTAGAGCCTACTTATGATGATTTAGAGAAAATAGGATTAGAGTTAACAGATGCTCAATTACTTGAGATATATAATTATACTCAAATAGGTATTAAAGCACTTACATCCTTTCGTGCAAAGCAAGAAAATATTAAGAATACTAAGAATAAGCCAAAGGTACAATCAAAGGCCTAGTGAGATAATGAATATAAATGATTCGTATCTCGCTTTTATTTTTGATGAAGCTTGTGAATATATTTTATCTATGAAAACTAAGAGAGAGGTAAAGAAAGCTGACAAAGTCCATTTAGAAGATAGTTGGTTAAAAGAACCTAACTGGAGCGATAAGGATGAGGTGAAAGTTGAAAAAGCAAATAATAATTCATCTCTTATTAATGAAATGAAAGCTAATTTAGAAAAATATAAGTAGTAAAATTATACCAATGTAGTATATAATAAGATTAATTATTATGTATTATAGGGGGATAACATGAAAAAAAGAATAACAATTATAAGTTTAATATTATCTATATTTTTATTATTAGGGTGTAACAGCCAGGAAAAACAAGAAGAAGTAAATTTAATAAATGAGAATGAGATAGCGTTAAATTACTTAACTATTAAAAGCGGGATAGGAAATTATATAGTGAAAACATCATTTAGCGAGAATGAAACTGGTGAAATTAATAAAAGTAGCTATGATGATGGAATACATGCTTTAGAAAGTTTAAATATAATCATAGAAAATGATAAAAATATTTCATCAGAAATTAAAAATGAATTAATAGAGATTAATAAGCCTTTGATAGAGTATTGTGAAGCAAGAATTAAGAATGATAAAACAAATGAAGGTTATTATAAATCTATTGGTTTGGAAAATGAGTTTAGAAAAAAATATGATATAGAGTAAAAATGAAAGAATCACTTAAATTTAGGTGGTTCTTTTTTTATGCCCAAATTTATAGAAAGGAGGGTGATTATGAGTGTAGATGCAGGAAGTGCAGTAGCTTATTTAGAACTTGATTATAGCAAATATAGTGCAGGATTATTGACAGCGAAGCAACAGTTATCTACATTTACTGATAACACTCAAGAGGCTGGTACTAGAGTACAAGCTTTAGGAGGAATTGTTACTGGTGTTGGTTCAACACTAACAACTGGATTAACAGTTCCACTTGTAACAGCAGGAGCAGCATCATTAACTGTAGCAGCTAACTTTGAAGAGGGAATGTCAAAAGTACAAGCTATTTCTGGTGCTACTGCAGGTGATATGGAGCAATTAAGTGCAAAAGCTAAGGAGTTAGGCGCTAACACTAAATTTAGTGCTACAGAAGCAAGTGAAGCTTTTAGTTATATGGCAATGGCCGGTTGGAAAACTACTGATATGCTTAATGGTATTGATGGAATAATGAACCTTGCAGCAGCTTCAGGAGAAAATTTAGCATTAGTAAGTGATATTTGTACTGATGCCATGACTGCATTTGGATTAAGTGCAGACCAAAGTGCTAGATTTGCAGATGTATTAGCAGCTGCTAGTAGTAATGCAAATACAAATGTTGCAATGCTTGGAGAGTCATTTAAATATGTTGCGCCGGTTGCTGGAGCGATGGGGTATAGTGTAGAAGATACTGCAGTTGCATTAGGTTTAATGGCTAATTCGGGTATTAAAGCTAGCCAAGCAGGTACTTCGTTAAGGCAAATACTTTTAGGATTACAAGGTGGAGTTGAATTAGCAACTAAGAGTACTGATAAATGGAGAATTGAAGTAGAAAACAGTGATGGTTCTATGAGAAATCTTAATGATGTTGTAGTTGATTTAAGAGCAGCATTTGCTGATATGACTGATGCACAGAAAGCAAGTAATGCAGAAGCTATTGCAGGTAAAATAGGTATGTCTGGATTATTAGCTATAGTTAATGCTGCAGAAACAGATTTTAATAAATTAACTGGTGCAATAGATAAAAGCAATGGTGTTGCTAAAAAGATGGCAGACACAATGCAAGATAATCTTAAAGGAAAAGTAACACAATTAAAGTCTGCTTTAGAAGGTGCTGGAATCGCTATAGGAGAAAATTTAATACCTGCATTGACTACAGGTGTAAATAAGATAACTGATATGGTTAGCGCTTTTAATAAATTAGATCCAGCAACTCAAAAAACTATAGTTAGTGTAGGGGCTACAGTTGCAGCTATTGGACCATTAATGATGATTGGAGGAAAGCTTGTAACAGGTATAGGAAAAACAATAAGTTTAGTTAGTACTGTTACATCTTTAGCTGGAGGTGGATTAGTTGCTTCTCTTGGAGCAGTAGCTTTGCCATTAGCAGCAGTAGGAGCAGGATTCTATGCGTGGCATGAAGCAACAGATGCAGCTAACCAATCTATTGCAGTATCAAGAGAAGAAATGTCCTTTATGGAAAGAATGATGGCCGACTTAACAGGAATGACCACTTATTCCAAAGATGAATTAATAGAAATGGGCTTAGTTTATAAAGATTTTAATGAAAATATAAGTCAAGAATTTCAAGATTCAGTAAAGGAAATGACATTAGACATTCAAGACTTTAATATGTCATTAAATGAAATTAATTTTGATGGAGTTATAACTGAAGAAGAAGCTAATACCTTATCAGAAAGAGTTAATAGCGCTTTAGATGGTTGTATAGAAGCTATTGATAGTAAATATTCAGAAGTTCAAAATGGAATTAGAGAAGCTTTCAGTATGGACGGTGTTATTGATGAATCTGAACAATCCTTAATTAAATATTGGAATAATAGAGGGAGCAAAGAAAAAGAAGAAGCACAAAATTTACAAAACGAAATAAATAATATTATTAATAATGCTAGAGCAGAGGGGAGAAACTTAACTCCCGAAGAAGAAGCTGCTATTAGAAATTATTATGAGCAAATTAAACAGTTAGAGTTAGAATGTCAAGCTAGTAATCAATATGAAATTGAATATGCTACACAAGAATTCCAAAATAGAGTTTCGACTATGGATGCAGAAAATGCTACTAAATTACTACAACAAAGATATGAGCAATATCAAGAACAGCAATTAGCAACCCAAACAAACTATGATACTTTGATAAATCTTGCTAAACAAAACTATGATATTTTAACTGAAGAAGAAAAGAGACAGGTTGATGATACTATTAATAGATTAGAAGCAGCTAAAGCAGAAGAGTTGAGAGTAAATCAAGAAAAATATGATGCAAACGTTGATTATGCAATTCAAAACAATGAGGAATTAGCAAATATATTTAACAGGTATACTGGTGAACAAATTGCAAGAAGAGATTTAGCTAATTATCAAGAATATGAACAAATGAGAAATCATTATGAAGGTATTGCTGAAGTAACAGAAAGTGGTTATAAAAGGGTTTATGATACTGCTACAGGAACTTGGAAAGATGTTTATGTGAGTATAGATGCAACTACAGGACAATTAAAAGGGGTATATGACTTAAATACTCAAAATGTTGCAGCTATGTCAAAAGAGGATGAAGCAGTATTAAGAGATGAAGTAGCTGCATGGAGTGAAACTGCGGCAGGAGTATTATCGAATTGCTTAATTATGGGAGATGCTTATATTGATGCTCAAGGTAACATTTCTAATGCAAGTGGAGAAATAATAGGCAAGCTTGATGAAGTAGTTGATGCAAATGGAAATGTTGTAGAGGCTATATTAGATGTTAATGGCAATCCTATTAATATTGGAGATAATACAGATGAAGTTATTAGAAAATTAAAGAATACAAGAGAAGAAGTGAAAAGTACTGATGGTAAAAAAGCAAATATAATAGTAACTGATAATGGAACCGCATCAGCAGTTCAAAGAAATATTGATAACATTCAATCATACAAACAGGTAATAGTTGGTGTTCAATATACTTCTTCTGGTAAGCCTTATTATAATGGATCAACCATGTATGCAACAGGAACAGATAATGCTATGACAGGGTTAGCTACTGTAGCGGAGTATGGTCCAGAGTTGATAGTATCTCGTAGTGGGATAGCCACTCTTGCAACAGGTAGGCAATTAGTTAATATGGAAGGTGGAGAAACTGTTTATAATGCTAGACAAACACAAGAAATACTTAAAGGAATGCAATCAAAACAATTATCTAATGAAAGTTCAAGTGATTTATTAAGAACTATGATAGTTAAACTTGATGAAGTTAAAAAAGCAATTGATAGTAAAGAGTTAAATAATGTTATTAACAACAATTATGGTGGTGTAGAAGTTAATGGAGTTACAGATGTAAGGGAAATTATTGAAGAAATAAGCGAGTATACAGAAGTAAGGAGAATATAGGAGGTAACTATGGAAGATTTTTTTATTATAAACAATGAATGTAGTTTAGATCATGGAGTAGTTGTTAAGGAATTACCTTCTATAACTATTCCTAAGAAAAGAGTTGAAGAAGTTACTGTTTTAGGTAGAGATGGAACATTAACTGTAAGTGATGAAACTTATGAACCTACAACAAAAACCTGTAAAGTTTATTATAATGGTGAAAACCCAGATGAATTAATCGCTTTTCTACAAGACGGGAAAGTGATTTTTTCTAATTTCCCCGATAGATTTTACAATATGCAAATAGTAAGTGAAATTCCAATAGATGAAATATTTAAAAATAATGAATATGGCGATTGGTATGAGTTTCCTATTAATTTTAGATGTCAACCTTTTGGATATAGCATTGATAATGAAGAGGTAATAATAACTCAAAAAGATACTTCTATTTATAATTATGCTAGCAAAGAATCCGAGCCTATTATAACTGTTTTTGGTGATGGTGATATAAACTTACTAATAAATGAACAACAAGTCATATTAAAAGGCGTAGAGGGTTATATAACTATAGATAGTACTAAGCTAAGAAGCTATAAAGATTTAGAAAATCAAAATTCTAAAAAGATAGGTAATTTTCCTGTTCTAAAAGTAGGAGAAAATAATATAAATTGGGATGGAAATATAACTAAGATAGTTATAACTCCGAACTATAGGTGGATAGTATGATTACATTATTTCAAGCAGATGAAACTATTTTTTCTCATGATGGAGTAGAAGTTTTAGATGATATTGTTATAAGTTCTTATACAAGTTGGGGTGAAAATGGAAAGTGGGTAAGTGAATCTAAATTCAAAAAAGATTATGATAAATCTGAATCTATTAAAGAAGGAATGATTTTACAATTACCTACTGAAAAAGGACTGCAATTATTTAGAATTTTAAAATTGAATAAGAAAAATAAGAAATATATAACTACTACTGGACAACATATAGCCTTTGATTTTGAAAATAATTTTATTCAAGATATTAATATAGTTGAAAAAAGTGGTAGAGCTGCAATTAAACAAATACAAGGTGGTACAGTATTTAATAGTAAATATAATTTAACATCCAATATTGATACGGTTGCTAGTGCTAGAATGGTAAGAAAGAATGGTATTACCTCATTAGTTGGTAGTGATGATAATTGCTTTATTAATAGATGGGGTGGTTATTTAGTATTAGATAACTTCAATATATCTATGAATACTAGCGTAGGCCAAGATAGAGGTGTTGAAGTCTTAATAGGTAAAAACCTTACTGATATGGAAGGTAGTATTGATATATCATCTGTAGTTACTGGTATAAATCCTATAAGTTATGATGGATTAACTTTGCCAGAAGGTATTTATTATTCTCCTTTGGTTAACAACTATCCAGAGCCTCGTATAAAAGAATTTAAATTCGATGATATAAAGTATAAGTATTCTGAAAACAACTATGATGAAGAAGGATATGAGACTTTAGAAGAAGTATATGAAGCTATTAGAAAAGCTTGTGATGATTTATATAATAATTCTAACATAGATAAACCTACTTGCAACTTAAGAGTAAGCATAATTGATTTAACTAAAACTGATCAATATAAAGGAATTGAACTAAACGAAAGAATATTGCAAGGCGATATTGTTACTGCTAATTTAGAAGAATACGGGTTTAATGTAAAACTTAAAATGACTGCAAATAAATACAATAATATTAAAGATTGCTATGAGGATTTTGATTTAGGAGATGTTAAAACAAATGTATTCTCTAGTATAGGTAAAATACAATCTACTGTTGATAAAGTTATAGAACAACTTGGAGGCAATACATGGCAAGATATTCTTGATAAGAGTATGAAAGAAGCTACTGAATTAATTGAAGCAGGTATTAAAGGTTCATATGTAGTTGCTAGAAAAAATGAAATATTAATAATGGATTCTCCTAATGTAGAAAGTGCTATTAATGTTATTAGGATGAATAAAAATGGCTTAACAAACTAGGTCAGCTAATTAGAAATAATTAGAAAAATAAATTCGGTGAATTTGGGGAAACCTAAGTTTTTTATATTTAAAAATCATTAAAAGTATGATATAACGGAATTAACAAAAGGGGGGTTGCATTATGTCATACGTTAAACAATGTTCTAAATGTAATGAAATCAAAGAGATTAATGAATTTTATAAAAAGGTAAGTTCCAAAGATGGATATACAGGTGTGTGTAAAAAATGTATAACCGAAAACAATAAAAAGTATAAAATGACTTGTTCTATATGTGGTAAAGAATATAAAACTCATAAAAAAGATAGTTTATATTGTTCTTTACAATGTGCGGGTGAAGGTCATAAAAATAGAAAAGAAGTTATTTGTAACTATTGCGGAAAATTAATAGAACGTAAAAGAAGTCATGCAGAAAGAAATGAAAATAGTTTTTGTTCAAAATCATGTGCTAATAAATATATGAGTGAATATATGAACGGAGAAAATTCTCATAACTGGAAAAATGCTTTAATTACAACTAAATGTTCTCATTGTGGAAAAGAAATAAAAGTATATAAATACAAACTAGAAAAGCATAAAAATCAATTTTGCAATAGAGAATGTTTTAGAAAGTTTAATAGTGAATTTTTAAAAGGACCTAACAATCCTGTTTATGGTAAGAAGTTATATTCTATTAGAGGTGAAAATAGTCCTCATTGGAAAGATGAACTTACAGAAGAGGATAGAGAACATAATAGATATGATGAAGGTTATAGAAGTTTTGTATTGGGTGTTTTTAGAAGAGATAACTTTATATGTCAATGTTGCGGTTATGATAAAGGTAAAATATTAGTTGCACATCATTTAAATTCTTATAATACACACAAAGAACAAAGAACTGATATAAATAACGGAATAACTCTTTGTAATAAATGTCATACAGAATTTCATAAGAAATATGGTTATGGAGATAATACTTTAGAACAATATAATGATTTTATAAAAAATAAGGCAATCCCAATCCAAGCTAGTGAAGTGCATAAAAGTAACTAGAAGGTTTAGAGACTAGGCGAGTGAGTAGCAAAACAATAATCTCGCCCACGAGTGCCGAACATCTTAGCAAGTAAAGTTGAAGATGAAGAGATAGTCCGATACTCCGTTGAAAAGCGGAGAAGTCCAGGATAAAGAGCTTGGAATATAACAAAATGTAGCTTTTAGTCAAAGTGGTTACAATGGCCCTTACACTTTAGCAATTACAATAGATGGGAAAATTAATGCAAGCTGTATAACTACAGGCGAATTAAATGCTGCTCTTATAAAAACAGGAACTATTATGAGTGCTAATGGTAATTTAGCATTATCTATAGATGATGATTATTTAGAAGTAACTCACAGTGAAGGTAACACAAGAACAAGAATTGACAATGAAGGATTTTATATTCTAGATGAAAATAATGAAATTATTGCATCATTAGCAAGCAAAGAATCATGGACTGAATTAAAAGCGGATAAAGTATTTGCTAAAAATATTGAAAATGTGTATATAGGGGATTCTAATTTATATGTAGACCATAATTCAAATAATATTATACGAAATGGTTCAATAGACTATCCATTCACAGATTTTAATCAATTACGAGAGTATGTGCAGTCTATGCCTATAATAAATAAAGATTTATTTATTTATGTAGTTACAGAAGGAGTAGTTAATGATCTTTTTTATTTAACAGGATTAAGTGGTAATGGGAAAGTTGATATAAGATTTAATAATAAATTTATTCTTAAAACTGAAAATGATTATGGTGTAGTATTAAGAAATATATCAAATTGGGTATCAGTTTACGGTGGTAGAACGAGTTATCAAAGCAAAGATGGGTTTATGATACAAGCTACAAATGGAATTGAAGTAATAAATTGTTCAAAGTTTGAATTATCATCGTTATTAACAGACACGTCTGCATATGGAATTCATGTCCAAGATTCACATGGGAAAATGGATAATATAGATTTTTGTAAAGCTTATTCTGCTTTGGGTGTTAGAGGTGGTCAAGTATGGTTATCCGGTAGTTGTAGAGGTAGTAATACTAAAGCAGTAAGGGCATTTGAAGGTACTTTAGTAACTATAGGGGAAAATGATAGTAACAGTATAAGGCAACAAGGTATATTGGAGGAAGTTAGTGGAACTATAAAAGAAATTAGTACAATAGTTGAAATTGCGAGTACAGTTTATGCTCCAGTTATACCACCAACTATAAATACTTATAAAGACTTTTCGATAACATCTATGGCTACTTATCAATATTTATGGAGTAATTGGAAAGTAGGAGAATGTAAAAGTGGTGTGTATGGAAGTTATGGAGATAAAGCTGGACATATATTCTTTAATCTAAGTGATATAAGGAACTTCTTGAATGGAGGTACAGTTTTAGATGGTGCAACTATAACTCTTGCTAGAGCTAACAGTGGTGGCTCTAGTGGTGGAGTTAGTATATATGTAGGTGGTTCAAGTTGTAGTAGTGCAAGTGGTACACCAAGCTATTACAATAAAACATATGTTGGGACTTTAGCTTGGGGGGAAACTAAGACATTTACATTACCTAAAAGCATTGTCGATGGCATTAAAAATGGTACTATAAATTCTATAACTACACATGGAAGTGGATACAGTAATATAGTAAGTGCAAGTATAAATTTAAAGGTTAATAAATAAAAGGTGGAGATTATATGAATATAAAAAAAGAAAGAAAAATAGAAGAAAAATTAACTATTACTGAAACAGATATGCTAAATGGTGGAGAAGCTTTGATCCTTATTGCTTATGCTGTTAAGGATAATGATGATTTATATAGCTATCCAGCTCCACAGATTTTCAATCAAGAAATTTATGAAAAAAATAAACAAGCGTATGATAATGCAGTAAGGGAATTTAGACAAGCTTGTGAGGTGTTGTAAATGAATTATAAAAAGATAACATTAGATACAGAAAGAAAAAGTTTTGAAAGCATTGTAGCAATGCAAGGAGATAATAAAAGTAGATATATAAAAGCTACAATAGTAAATAAATCTATTCCTTTGGACTTAACAGGATGCGCAGTTAAATTTAGTGCAATTAAACCTGATATGACAGATATATTTAATGATGCAGTAATAACAAATGCTACATTAGGGGAAGTTGAAATCGAATTAACAAATCAAACTTTGGCTGTACCAGGAGTAATACAAGCTACATTAGTAATTTTAAAGGAGGATATGCAATTAAGCGTACTTCCTTTTTTTATTACAGTTATAGAAAATCCATATAACTCTAATGCGATTGAAAGTAAATCAGAATATAAAGCTCTCAACAATGCGCTTACAACAGCAGAAGGATATGCAAAAGAATTACAAGATGCTTCTGTAAATTTAGAAGAAAAATATACAACTAGATTGAATAATTTTGGCGAACAATTGGAAACCATGATTACTTTAAAATTATTGATGGATATTGATTCAACAAATTATCGTATAAATGATTTTATTATGGTTGATAAAATAACTCGTTTACAAAATATCTATATGGCTAATTTTTTAAGGAATTTAAGAAATGGTAGTCCAGTTACAATTGCATGTATGGGGGATAGCATGACTTATGGGCATGATGTAAATTCCGAAGATAAACGAAGTGCTGACACAACACCGTGTGATAATGGTTCAAGACATAGCTTTACTAGAGCAAGTATCACATACCCTGAATCCTTACAAAAATATTTAAATAAAATATATAAAAACAATGTAACAGTAATAAATAGAGGATATAGTGGTGATTATGTTAAAAAAGGTATGGAAAGATGGAATAAAAAACATAATGCAAACTTAACAATTATTATGTATGGTACAAATGATAGTAGAGCTGATTACGTACCTGAAGAATATAGAGGTAACATTGACGAATATTTAAAGTGGTATGAACAAGCTATTATAAGGGAGATCTTATGGGGTAAAGCAGTAGTTATTTTTACACCTCCAAAGTTACAATCTTTCGGCGATTTAGATGTTGATACATTTGCAAATGGACTTATACAGTTATGTAAAAAATATAACGTACCATATATTGATACTGAATTATTTACAATTAACTATAACAACATAAATTCTGATGGGGTACATTTTAATGGTGTTGGTTACGAAATTTTCGGAATGAAAAGTGCGAGTGTTTTTGTTTCTGAAAATCTTTTAAAACCTCAATATGTAAAAGGAGGTATAAAATTATTAAATAGGCAAACTGTTGATAATTTTGTTGTTAATGGTACTTATAGTTATAGTGCTACAAGTGGAGCATATACACCGAGTGAATTAAATAATACTGGTGGAAGTGTGTTAAATCTTAATCCTGGTTCAAGCATTACATATAGTTTTTATTGTGAAGAGGACGACATGTTTGTAATACCATATATTTATACTGGAGCGGATAAAATAAAAATTTCACTAGACTTCGGATTAAAAGCACCAGAAAATTCAATTGATGCTAGTATTGGAAAGGGTGCAACACCTTTAGATAATAATAAAAGCAGTTTAGAATTTACTAATAGTGGAACCTTATTGATTAATAAAGATGAAGTGTTCACTAATGGAGTTAAGTGTTTAAGAATACCAACAAAAGGTTGGCATACATTAACATTAACCAATGAACATAGCCAAAGTACGGGAGGCACATTAGTAATAAATGGTATTGAATTTATGAATTATGATGTATTCGCAAGTTATGTAAATATTAATAAATATTATAGACAAAATTATTTAAAATACACATCACATCCAATTTTAGGTGATACAGCAAGTGTTAGTGAAATTAGAATAAAACCTATAGATTATTTAAAGTTACATCCATTTTATTATTTAGCAAATACTGAATATTGGAGAAATCCACCGTTACAACTTATTATAACTGATTATCTAAAAGGTAGTATTATTTATACCTTTACTATTGGAAATAATTCAGACACTACAATGTTTCATGGAGAAAAAGCTAGATTAGGAGCATATACAGGCGGACGTACTGTATCTAATATTACTTTAGACAATGACACTAGGGAAATTGTAATAACATTCAATAGTGGACTTACAAATAAATCAAATTTGTTATTAAAGTTAGTTTAAGAATAATTGATAAATATTGTTCGTAAAATTTATATATTTTTTAGTCAACTATTTCCATATAAAAAAGAATAATGTAAAATTATGTTGTTTATATAATTATATGGAGGTAAGTATGGAAGAAATAAATTTTAATCAAGTTATTGCAGAAGTTGCAAAAGAACAATCAGGAGAAATTTATAAAGATGGATTCAAAGGAACAGTACAAGAAGGAGGGGCAGCATTACAAACAATAGTAGGATTATTCAACAATGTAATTTTATATCCTTTAAAGAAAGCTAATATAACTTATAAGTATAAGATAGAAGAGTTCGAAAAAGATTTAAAATCAAAAATAAAAGATACTCCAAGAGAAAATTTAATTGAAGCGCCTATAAGCATAGTTGGGCCAACTATAGAATCTTTAAAATATACTATCGATACTCCAGAAGTAAGAGAAATGTATTTAAATTTATTGGGTGCTTCTATGAATATAGAAACAGTAATATATGCACATCCAAGTTATGTTGAAATAATAAAACAAATGTCACCTTTAGATGCTAAAGTATTAAAAAAAGTAGTTGATATAGGAAATAATATTAAATGTTCATGGATTACAATATGTTTTGATACAAAATATTTTGTCCATGGAATGCCTAAAATATTTTCAAGTGACTTATTAATAGATGATTATGATCCATTTTTAATATCAGCAAGTATAGAAAATTTATGTAGATTAGGATTATTAGTACATTATGATAATGGAATATCCACTGAAAACTATGATGTTTTAAAAGATCATTGGTATGTTAAAGAAAGATTTAATTTATTTAAAAATAATAATCCAGATAAAGTTATTGAATTAAACTTAACTAGAGAAACACTTGATATAAGTAATTTTGGAGGGAATTTTGCAAAAGCATGTTTATAGAACATGAAAGGAGTAAATTATGAAAGTATTCGCTGTTGAAATTGAAAAGATAAATACAGAAATTATCCCAAGAGTAGAATTAAATAGTGAATTTAAAAAACTAAAAGACGAAGATATTATAAGAATACATGATTTAGTTTCTAATTGTTATAAAGATATCATGAAAATATATATATCTAAAACATATTATTAAATAAAAAATAAGCAAGAAGTTAGAGTAAAATCTAGCTTCTTTTTTATATTTAAAATTCCAAGTGATTGGAGAAAAGAAGGTGAAGCATGGCAGAAGAAAATATTCTTTATGAAATCAAAGAAAATATAGCTGAAATTAAATCAACGTTGAAAAGTAATGCTGAAAACACTGATTTAAAGTTTCAGTTGCAAGAGGAAAAAATTAAAGTAGCAAATAATAGAATATCTGATTTAGAAAATTCTAATACATGGTTATGGAGAGCGATTGCTGGAGCTTTAATAAGTACAGTAATCGCTTTTTTAATAAATTTTAAATAGAGGAGTGTTAATTATGAAAAAAATATTAAAATCTATTTTAACAAGATTAAATAATAGGGGAACTATTATTTCATTAGCAGCTTTAATTGTAAGTTTGTTAATTCAATTTGGAGTGGACATTGATTCAGAAAAAATCATAGGAATTGTACAAACTATATGTTCAATTTTTATTTTGTTAGGAGTGCTTAATGATCCAACTGAAAATACTTCAATGTATATTCCAGGGGCAAGTGACAAGTTAATAAATAAAGAGTGATTTAGAGGGCCTATATGGTTCTCTTTTAATTTATAAAAATATATTAAAGAAAGAAGGAATTTATTTATGGAAATTAAGAAAATAGCAGTTAGAGGTGGACACACAGAATTATGTACAGGAGCAAGTGCGTTAATTGATGAACTAACAGAAGATAGAAAAGTTACAGCTGCAGTTATAAAATATTTAAGAGAATTAGGGTATGAGGTGTTAGATGTAACACCACCAGTAAATTATACTTCAAGTTCATCAACTGACTTATTATACGGTGTTAATAAAGCAAATGAGTGGGGAGCAGATTTATTTATATCTATTCACTTTAATAAAGCTTACGATTCTTATAATGGAGCATTAGGTAGCGAGGTATGTGTTTACTCAAATTATGATATAGCTCAAAGAGTAGTTAACGCTTTAGGAGAATTAGGATTTAGGAATAGAGGGCAAAAAATTAGAACTAATCTTTATGAATTAAGAAATACTAATATGAAATCAATGATAGTTGAAACTTGCTTTGTAGAAGCTACAGAAGATGTAGCGTTATATAGAAAGCTAGGATCAGATGCAATTGGAAAAGCTATAGCTGAAGCTATTAGTAATAAAAAGATTAATGAATATAAAAAGGTTCATGTAAGGGAATATTTAAATATTAAACCTTTTAATGCAGGATTCGGAATTTATAAAGATGATTCAAGTTGGGAGTTATGGAATAGAATAGCTTATTTAGGATGTCCTATAAGTGCAATTGTATTAGATAATCCTAGTAAAAATGTATACAAAGTGAAAGATTGTAGATATGGATTTGAAGGATATTGTTATATAGAGGAAAATAACAATACTACATTTACATCTTATCAAGCATATGCAGAAAAAGAGGAATCAAAAGAGGTTTTATTTAAAATTATAGCAGATGGGGTACAAGTAACAGACTTATGCAAAGCTAAATGGATTCCGGATATGATAGAGGAACAACTAAAAAAAGGGGTTAAAGATATAAAAATATTAGAATGTAATTGATAATCAAGGCTAGTAGGTAGGAGAAATCTTACTTATTAGCTTTTTATTTTCAGATAAAAAATAATTAGAAGTGAAAGGAATATAAGAAAATGAATAATATAATGATTTTTGAAAATAAGAAAGTAGAAGTATTTGAATTGAACGGACAAGTTTTATTTAATCCATATCATTGTGGGGAATGTTTAGAACTTGCAGATAGTTCTATAAGAGATGTAGTAAGAAAGATGAACGATAAGCAAGTAGTTAAATTAAAGAATTCAGATGTTGTTAATTCCAACATCCGAAAGTTAAATAATGCAGGAGAAAACTTTTTAACAGAAAGTGGAGTTTACAAGCTAATATTCAAGTCTAAAAAGAAAGAAGCTGAAAGATTTCAAGATTGGGTAACTGATGAAGTATTGCCAAGCATAAGAAAGACTGGATCATATACAATGCTAGAGAATAGAGTTGAAATATTAATAAACGACATAGTAAAAAGTAAGATAAATGAAATTGAAAAGAAGTGCTCTGAATACTACAAAATAAATTCAGCTAGCAAGAAACATATAAGTCAATATATCAAAAATAGATTAGGGATTAGAAGAACTAACAATGAATATGAGCAAGTTAAAGAAAGAGTATTTTTATTATTAGGTGTTAAAAAGTGGGAAGATATAGATATGGATACATTTAAAAATTCTATAAATATTATCGATGAAAGTATAAGAGTAATAAAAATGGAACGTCCATATGAACAAATAGAACTTAAAGTGTAATCACTATAAAAGAAAAGGAAATCACTCAATTGTATACGAAAGTGATTTCCTTTTGCTTTTCTAACTGGATTTATAGGTAAAAACATATGAACTTAACATCTTAATATATATCATGAATTTCTATGTAAAAAAAGAATATTGTAACAAACAGATCAAAAAATGAAATTAAAATTAAAAGTATCAAAATAACCTTTTTAAAAAGTTCACCAAGAACTATAATCTATATTTACTTATCTATATTTATATTATTAGATTTATATTAGCTAATACACTTCGTGTTTTGCTTTATATTTTTTAATAAATAAAAAAAGAGCAGAAATTCTACTCTTTGGAATTACTATTAAATTCATTAAATAATGATAAAAAATCTTTATTATTCAATTCTCTTTTCAATAGATCTACAGATAAATCAAACAATTTACTTTGGTTTAAGCCAGTTTCTTTTGATAGATTAGTAATGAAGTCAAAGTTATCAGAAGTCAAAGTTGAATTTATTCTTTTTCTATGAACTAAAGCCATAACAAGCCTCCTAAATATATAATCTTATATTAATTATACTACGTTACGTAGAGTTACACAACTTTTTTATAAAAACACTTTACAAGTTACGTAACTTGTAGTATTATAACAATATAAAGTTACGTAATGTTGAGTAACTAAAAATAAGAAAGGAGGAAGCTACAAATGCAATTCTTAAAATTATCACATGAATTAATAACAGATAAAAATATCACATCTAATGAATTTAGAATATACACATATCTTTTAAGTTTATACAATGCAGATAAACAATGTAGTTATCCTTCGATTGAAGTTATTTCCGAAAGACTTAATATATCTATATCTACAGTAAAGAGAAGTATAAAAAGACTTGAAGAACTTGAATACATTTCTATAGAAAAAAGAAAGGGGTTAGCAGGTAATTTTAATATATATAAGAAATTAAAACATCTTATAACTACTACAGTAGTTAAAAAAGTTTCAAAAGTTGGAGTTGATAGTAATGGAGAGAAACCATTAAATGGACAAATTTCAGTTGAAGAAGCTTTACAAAATATTGAAGAAGAACCAAAGGTTCAAGGTAAACAAGATTCTATAGATAATCATAATAATGTTAGAATGGCCAGAGCAGTTACAAATGTAGATAATAGTAATTTTGCTAAAAAGATATTAAGCATGGCAGATGAAGAGTTATTAAGAGAAGCTATAAGAAACTTTAAAAAGAGAAGAGGAAGAAATGCAACATTCTTAATTCAAATGTTAGTAGATGAATATTATAAAGCTGGAATAAAGTTCTCACAAGGAATGTTGAATTTATTAAGAAAAGGCTTAAAGTTCCAGAATATAGAGCAAGTAAGTATTGATTATTGCTATTAAAAAATAAAAGAAAAATTTAGTTATATTCGAGGAGAGTTAATAATGAATAAATTTCAAAAGGTGGCTTTACAAATGGCCAAAGATGATAAAAGAGGAGGGTGCAATATATTTAAAGATGAATCTTTAAAAAGTGCTGCTAGAGATTGGTATTCAAAATTTAAGGGGAATAAAAGTAGGTGGCCATATAAAAAAGTATTAGACTTTAAGAATTGGAATAAAGTTAATGGGACTATTTAAGCAATAATTTGAATTAGAATACAACGAGGAAATTATGAATGGTATATGTGGAAGTGAGGTTTAATTATGAAACTAGACAAATTTATTGAAAGAATTTTAGAAAATGTAATGTCTTTAGAAGGAATAGAAAAGATCAAAGAATATATAAAAGAGGATATGGAGTTATGTGGTTTTAACTATGACACTACTAAAGTAGAGTGTCAAGTATTAGATGAATATAATAATTACGATCCAAGAGTTGAAATATCAAGTGAGGGATATCCTGATGGTGAAATAATCTTTATAGATAATTACTTGGATTAATGAATAATTCGAAATAAGAACAATTTGAAATTATTGCGAACTAAATTATCTTTGAAAATTGAATAGTACGGTATTAACATAAGTATGTAAAATTCAGGAATTTTATTGTATAATTTTATTATATTATAAAAGGAAGGAGAGAGAATATGCTTTTGGGGGATGCAATAGGAAATATATTATCTATAGGATTAATTATTTTCGTTATATTATACATATTTTATTTAATCATCAAGATTGCTGTTAAGCATGCTATAATATCACTTTTACCTAAAATAAAGTCAGATGTTAAACAGGCTGTTATTGATGGAGTTAAGAAATGTGATTTAGAGAAAATTAATAATTAGCATAGTTAAAAAATAGATATTAAATATATTAAAAATACCGTATTATTCAAAAAAAGAATATACGGTATTTTTGGTGCGCAATTCAAAAATAATATGAGGGAAAGGAATAAAGAAATGGATAAAAATTGAATTGGAATCTTATATTAAATGCTTTAAATTATATGATTCAACAATTAGAAGAAAAGCTCATGATATGTAATTGTTGTGAGAAGTTTAATTTTATGTTAGATGATGTTAAAGCGGAATTGTTAGCGTATAAAATAGAATATAGAAGGGTATTAATTGCTCAACAAAAATATAATAAGTAAAGAGTAATTCATGAAAATAGAGAGAAAAATTACAGAAAACTAGCTATATAGAAATAATATAGCTAGTTTTATTTTATATAAAATGCGAACGTATGTTTGCAATATGAACAAGTGTTTGGTATAATTAGTATAAATTATGAAAAGGATGTGATATTTTGTTAAAACCACCTATTTGTAGAGTTGGAGGAAAATCAAAGCTAAGAAAAAGCATTATAGATTTAATTCCAGAACATACATGTTATATAGAATTGTTCTTTGGAGCTGGTTGGGTTTATTTTGGTAAAGAGCCAAGTAAGATAGAAGTTATAAATGATATTGATAAAGAATTAATAAATCTATTCAGAACAATAAAGTATCATGCTCCAGAAGTGGAAAGGTTATTAGAGTATGAGTTTTCTGGAAGAGATATTTTTGAAGAGTATAAAAATTATAATGTAAATTATTTAACTGAAATACATAGAGCCATTAGATTCTTATATTTAATAACTCAAAGTTTTGCTGGTAAGGGAAAGACATATGGATATGGAACTACAACTAAGCCGAGTCAAAAAATATTTTATAAGAATATTTTAAGTGACATAAGAGAAAGACTAATCAACACATATGTAGAAAATTTAAGTTTTGAAAAAATTATTGATAAATATGATAGAGAACATAGCTTTTTCTTTTGTGATCCTCCGTATTTTGAAACTGCAGGATATGATAATAAGTTTGAAGAAGAAGAACATATTGTTTTAAGAGACAAGCTTAAAAATTTAAAAGGTAAATTTTTATTAACTATTAATGACCATGAAAAAGTTAGAGAGTGGTATAAAGGATTTAATATAAGAGAGATTGAAGTTAGTTATTCAGTTTCGAGAGCTGCTGAAGGAAGAGGTAAATATAAGGAATTAATAATAACAAATTATTAA